GCGGCGTCTGAGCCAGTCACGGCATCTGCCCCGACCCCCGCTTCAACACCTGTTGTGAAGATCGCCGTTCTTGGCGATGACGAGGTTGCAGGAGTCTCGCTCGGTCAATACGGAATGCCGATGCTCGTCTCGCCGAACGAGCAAGCCAATCTGCAGTCGGCGCTCCAGTCGCAGTTTAGCGATACGGGCATCTTGGTCATCAATTCGGCGACTGGCGGTACGTCGAGCAGCCTGCAGAATGAAATGGACGGCATGGATGGTGGCGGCTCGGCCGAACCGCAGCGCATGGTGTCATTTGGGGCAAGCATCGTCATTCAGGAGCATATGCTGAACGATGCGCTCGGCGGTGAGACCGTCGACCAATACGCCGGCTATCTCACTCAATGGGTCGAGGATGCAAAAGCGGCCGGCCTGACGCCAGTTCTTGAGGAAAGCGGCCCAGTGTGCGATGGCGACCATCCGCAACTGCCTAGTTATGTCGATGCGATGAATGAGGTTGGGAGAAGTCTTAATGTCCCAGTCATTCATCAGTATTCGTATATCCAAGGCATCGCCGGATGGCAGTCGCACATGACTGGGTGTCTGTACCCGGATGCGACGCTTCTTGCGGCAAAAGCAACTCAAGAACTGGTAGTCATTGCGCCGCTCGTGAAAGCTGCGCTCGGAGAATAAAATGCACACGCAAAATCGGGTGGTTCAATCGTCTCGCGTCCGTCGCGCTGTTCGCAAACCGGTAGTTGTAGCTCGCTCAAGCCGAAAGGCTGGGTCGCGCTGGCGTGCTGCTGCAGTCGTAGCGGCGCTTGGCTGCGCCGCAGGCAGTGCGCACGCTGAGCAAAGCTGGTTCGGCTTCGAGGCTGGAATTGGCGTCACCTCAGCCACTCCGGTCGGTGATGGCGTCTACTTCTCCAAAGGCTTCAGCCACTCGACGCCCAACGGCAGCTACGGCGGCCGCGTTGGCATCATTCTCAATGCCATCGAAGCCGCACCACGATCATGGAAGCCGGGCCTGCGCTTCCACCTGGCCTATACAAACTTCGGCAAGGTCAAATGGTCGTCGATGAATCCGCAAGACGAAGCGGATTTCTCGACGGTCGGCCAGCAAGGCGGCTACAGCGTCATCACGCAGAGCTGCGTCAACGGAAACTGCGGCGACTTCCGCAAGTTCGATAGCACAGGCGGCATGCAGGCTGTCTCTTTGACGCTTGAGCCGTATTGGGATCTTGGCTCCGGCTGGCAGGTCGGCGTCGAAGCGGGCCCGGCACTCTATAAAAGCACTTGGACTGCGATCGCTACAGCCCAGTCGGACGGCATATTCGGGCCTGCCGGCACTCAAGAAACGCTCACGCACCCACCGCGCATCCAGCTTGGTGCGATGTTCGGCGCGTCCGTTGCAAAAGGTCCGTTCTCGGTGCGCGCGAACTATCTCTATGCTCCGATCGGCGCATGGCAAGGAAAGAATGTGCCGGCCGGGATCAAGGGAGAGTTCATGCTGAGCGGGAACTATACATTCTGAGGAAAAGTCGCCTCATCAGCAGAGCGGTCAGAGGAACGAAAGCGCATGCAAACAACATATCCGTGCGTATTTGAGGAAAGCTTCGCATGCGCTTATGTACAATGCGTACGGTTCCAAAAAAAAATTACAGTAGAAAGAGCGCATGCAACCAAAGAAACTGGATTTCATTGATTCGCTGCGAGGCGTCGCGGCGCTCTATGTGCTCATCTACCATTTGAGCCTCGCAACTACTCCTGCTGTCACCGCACCGGGCTGGATTGAGCCTATTACTGGATCCGGTGGCTGCGGCGTCATGCTGTTTTTCGCATTGAGCGCGTTTACCCTATGCCTTTCGATGCAATCGAGAAGTGCAGACGAAACCACCCCAATCATCAACTATTACCTGCGGCGATTTTTCCGTATCGCGCCACTGTTCTATCTGTGGATGATCATTTCGTATGTTAGGGATGGGATGATCTATCACGTATGGCACCCGGTGGAAGTCGTCGCAAAAAGCTTCTTTTTTGTCTTTAACTTTTTCCCAGGTGGCGGGAACGGTTTCGTTTTAGCGAGCTGGACGATCGGCGTTGAGATGGCATTTTACGTGATTTTTCCGCTTTTCTTTCGGATCGCCAACAACCTAGGAAAAGCCGTCGCGCTTTTTCTTTTAACTGTCTTGATACGAATGGTGTGGTTTCCGATTGCTGTCAGGACTTTGCCAGATTTGGTCGAATCCCAGAAATTCTATGAAATAAGCGTACTGCACCACATCCCTAACTTTATGGTTGGCATCGTCGCATATCACGTCTATCGACTTATTGATATGGAAGCAGCGCGTCGACAAGGAATTGGCTACATGTTGATTGCCTTGAGTCTTGCCACGTTCATCGGGTGGTTCTATGGCGGCATCAATCTTTCGTCATTTGGGGGCCCGACTACCGTCCAAACAACTCTTTTTGCCGTTCTACTTGTCGGAGCCTCCATCTCGTCACCACGACTCCTCGTGAATACTTTTACTCGATTCATGGGAAAGATCAGCTATTCGGTATATCTCGGACACTTCCCGATCATAGTTCTGATGACTGGCATATTTGCACGAATCTATCGCCACTTTCACATTGTTGAGATTGCCTACAGCCTATCGTTGGTGTCCGCACTTGCAGTCGTGACGCCCGTAGCGTATCTGACATATAGATTCATCGAACAGCCTGGCAATAAGCTGGGGCGAAAGTTTATTGCCGCACTAGCCACACAAAAGACCGCCCGCTCAGCGCAAACAAATTGAGGGAAGCGTCATTCGCCGGGCTCCGGCCAAGTATTCATGATGAACGTCGGGAGACGGCCTTTCAAAAATCTCGTCGAAGCCGATATTTACTGATCAGAACTCGTACGCGGTGATGTAGAACACGGCGGCAGTGATGTTGCCGCCAGTACCTGAAGTCAGTGTGTAGTAGAGCTGCTGAGGATTCGGTGTCCGCAGATTCGAGAACGACGATGAACTGCCGCCCGTGCCGTTGGCAGTCACGCCCACTGCCACACCTCCGACCGTCGCGTTGGTTGCGTAAATAAACAACGCAAATGCACCTGTCGCGTTGGCTGAGATCGATATACCGCCGTCAATGGATATTGCGTTACGTGGTGCGGCAGGAGTGATAGAGACCAGCGCTGCCGGCCCCGGATTGGTCAAACTCATGACGTTGATCGACGAAATAGTGGTTTTCCGGTCGATCTGATAGGCCGTTGCAAGTAAGCCAGCAGGAGTTGTTGGCCACACGGACACGAGGGCACTTGCCGTGTAGCCCGTTGGCATGTTTGCGCCGCCGTATATGTTCGGTTGCTTTGCCGATGTAGCGTTCGTGGCCAGTAGCGCACTCGTCGCGGTCGTCGGGTTGTAGATCGCATAGAGCGCAACATATCCGGACACAGGGGCCGTGCCAGTGTCCATGCCTCCCACGCCGGTCGTGGCAAGGTTGATGGTTTTGCTGAACGATGCTAGGCAATACCGCAGGCCGCCTAGCGCCGTCTCGACAACGATTTCGTCGGCCGTCAGCGTCGCTGTAGCGCTCGCTGCGGCGACGGACATCGCCAGATTCCGAACTTGCCCCACAACACCCGAAACCTGCCCGAACTGCACGGCTTGCTGGGATGCAGTGGCGGGGGCGACTTGGAGGGCGTCGATAACGACGTTCGCGCCATTGCCGCGGAGCGTAGTGGCGCCAGTAGCCAGTGCGACTGCCGTGCCGCCACTGACCAGAGCCGACAGCGTGAACGATCCTTGCGTCGTCTGGTTGACGACATACCATTCCTGGATCGTCGACGGGAACGTCACCTGAACGTTGGCCGTCAGCGTGCCAGTCAGGATGATGATCGGCTTCGAATACTGCGCGGCCGTCAGCGTGACATTCGACCCGGTGAGCGCTACCGATGCCGCGCCATAGAACAGCGACGGAAGCCATCCCGATCCGCCCGTCGCAGTGATGGCGGTGCTGGCCGCCGTGAGCGAGATGCTGACCGTGTACGTACCGGTCCCGCCCGTACCCGTGCCAAGTGCCGTGATCTGCGTGCCGGTCGTGATACCCGTGCCGGAGATAACCTGACCAACCGTTACCGTGCCGGATGCAACAGCCGAAACGGTGAGTGTCGTTCCAGAGATTGACCCGGTGAACGAAGCCGGGCCGGCGTCCGGGTCAGTGAGGTTATTGTCGACCGTATTGCGCCAGAAGCCGGTGCCGTCAAGACTTTGCAGAACAGCCCCGTTCGGATAGCCGCCGATCGACGTCGCGTACGTCACGCTGTAGACCGGCTTCCCGCCCACCTGAACCCATTGCAGGCCAGCCGTGATCTGGTTGAGCAGCCCGTTGAAGTCCTGTCCGAATGGCGGAACGCCGCCCGCGTTAGCCGCGAGAAACGTCAAGGGAGGGAAGCCATCGTTGAGCGACGCCGCCCCGTTCGTGATGCCGATCTGCGAAGCCTGCGGAATGGCCCGGATATAACCCGACCCGGCATTGGCCGCAAAAGGGAGAGTGAATGAGGAAGGTGCCTGGCTGGCTTGCATGTTTTCGAAGCCCAAAAAGAAAAGCGGCCCGACTCGGAGGAGTGGGGCCGCTATGAACGGTGAGTTTTGAATCAGCGAATCAGGAGAATCCCGCGAAGAACGTCCCCTGATTGAACCCTGTGTAGACAGGACCGCCTTCAGCGAAGCCGAACTGTTCAGGCACGTTGAGCACCATGATGTTCATGTTCACGCCGGTCGGGCCGACGAACGCGCCGGACTGTTTGAGGATGGCGATCTCATATGGTGCGAGCGGGAACTGAAACACAACCAGCATCGTCATGTTTCCGCTGTCCATGACGTACGCATTGCCCCGATCCGGGAAAAGCTGCATCAGGATCGTGTTGTAAGTCTGGATGGAGCAGTTCGAGATGTTGGTGAGCGCCTTGATCAGGATCAACGCCCGGAATGCATCGTCGGAAAGGGTGTAGTTCTGCGTTGCCTGTGTCCCGGCATAAAAAACACCCTGCCCGAATGGCGCGACTGATGCGGTGCCAGCTTCTTCGTATCCGAAATCGACGACGCCACCCGGGATCTCCAGCACATTGCTGACGCCAACGATTCGCCCCCATACCTGCAGGCCATATCCGACCGCAGTCTGAATGTTCCAGACATTGGTGTAGAAGGCGTCGATATTTGCACTGGGGTCGATCGCATCGTTCATGCTTTCGATCAGCGACATCAATGTCGGCGAATTGGCATACTGGCTCAGAACGGTATCGAGATAGTTCTGCATATCAGGAGAACGTCACGGTGATGTTTGCCGTCGATACGGTCGGAACCTGGTTGATATTCATTAGCACGGCATTTTGGCTAGCCGTGCCGACGCCCACCTGAATCCCGTAAATGAGCGCCCACGATCCCAGTGCCGCAATGTTTGCGTAGAATCGGCTGGCGAAAATCCAGCTACCGATCCGCGCTCTCTGACCGCCATCGGCGCCAGAAAATGACTCGACGATCGCGGCCTGGATCAGCGCAACCGCATTGGAGGGAACGCTAGCGTTGCTCTGCATCTGAACAGCAAACAGGACAGCTGTTGGCGTGGGCGTCTGGTATGTAACCGTATATTGTGGATACGGTGGGCTATACGGATAGGCGGTTGTTCCAGTATCAGTGACCGTGACCGATGTGTTGCCGTTGTAGTTGCAACCAGGGCTTTTCTTGGTCCAGATAGCCTGACCGATGGACTGCGCCTCGCCGCCGTATGCTGCAACATAGAGCGAGTTTGGCGCGAGTTGTACGCCACCCACCGCCGATGTCATGGCACGCGAGGCGACCGTCTGGCTCAGGTAGATGACATACGTTCCGGTTCCGCCGGTTCCCGTACCGAGGGCGGTAATCGTGGTTCCCTGCGATACGCCGGTCGCGACGATGGTTTGCCCAACCGCGATGGTCCCCGACGATATCGCTGTGACGGTCAGGGTCGTGCCAGAAATGGAACCTGTGAAGGAGGCACCACTTTGCACGGACAGATTGTTTTCGATCGCGTAGGCGTCCAGCACGTCGCTGACACTGAAGACTGCGCCAAGCACCGACGGCAGTGAGCCTTGTGCATTCATCGCCACCGACTGCGACCGCCGATACTCGAAGTCCGCACGGGTTTCGACGTCGTTCCCTACTACGCCCGAGGCGCAGGTCACCGAGTCCCATCCCGGAATAGCCTGATAGATCGAAACGCCGTCTGTCGCAGGAACCGCAATCGGACCCGTTGTCGTACAGGCGAATGATGTCGTAACAGTTCCGCTCGACGGGATCGTTACCGTATCCGTGCAAGCATAGATATTGCCGTCGCCGTCAGAGATCAGCGCGCTGGTCGCAGGAATTACTACTCCAGCCAGACCGACGCAGGGGATCTGCAGAACGGTCGGCTGGGCCGCGTTGCGCTCGATGTAGTAGATACGCCCGATCGCATCCTGCATCCGGCCTGATGCGTATGCCGGGTCGACTCCATTTGCCAGTGCGAGAAACTGATCGTTCGCATCGCCGATGATGGCCGTCTCGCTTGATGCCAACTGCCCTTGCGGAGTAGTTAGATTTGGCGTGCCATCGGAGTTGGTGAGGGAAAGGTCTCCGCCGAAAGCCGCATTCTGGTCGGCCTGGACTCCAGCGAGAATTGCCGACTCGGCAGGCGCAATGAAGCCCGTCGTGCCGAACGATGGACTTGGTACGTTCGTCGTCATTGAATGGGCGTAAAAAAACCCGCTCAATGGCGGGTTGATTGGCTGGGTCGACGCGGGCTAGAAGCTGGCCGCTGTCGTTGTTCCAGTGGAATCCGTGACCTGAATCTGTCCGGTGATCTGGCGGCTTGCAACGCCGGATATGAATACTTGTGCGCTTACGACACCTTGGACTGTAAGCGCAGCATTTACGAGACTGGCCTTCACCACCGTTAGAGCTGGGAAGTGCCCGAGTATCTCGGCCCAGTACGGGACGCCCACCGTCGTGTCGTACCAGCACTCACCGAGGAACGTCCGGCAAGCGGCCGCAGCATCCTGAGCGAGGCTGTACGGCTCCGACGCGAGGGCGATGTTGCCGGATATGTCGAGCGCCAGATCCCATGAGGAAGGGTCAAGATAGAGAGTGGTCGTCATCAGTTCGGCGGAGTCGTGACTGCGGTTGCGCCTTGCGCGGTGTGCGTATGCGTGCTGTCGATCGATTTTCCGTTCGACGTTATGGAGCCGATGAACTGAACAGACCCAGTGATGACCGAAGCGACGCCGCTAACTACGCTGCCAGTCATACCTGCGAGCCATGAGAGCAAGCCCTGAATAATCACGGCACCACTGAAATTAGACTGTGGCGAGTTGACAGTGAACGATGTGGAAGCATTCGCCACGATCTGTGGAGCTGTCATGCTGATTTGCGTCGGCGACACCATCGCGATGCCGGAGCTGGAGAATGCGATGTATTGCGTGGGGGTGCCGTTGAGCATCCCACCGAAATAAGCCGCGTCGGCCATGCTGAACATTCGCCGGCTGCCGGGATTGGCCTGGGCCTTGTTCGCGGTTGCGCTCGAGATATCCCGATCGGCGAACCCAGCCCAGCCGATGTCACCCACTTGCGGGTCAATAATGATCGCGTTAGCGCCACCCTGAATCCGGAAGTACGGGCAGTGATAAAGCACGCCATGCGCAACTGCGCTTCCCGCGCCGTCAATCTGGTTGACGAGTGGGTGCAGGTCCACGAACCCAACGGGAGAGATGCCGCCCGAGTTTGTCACCCCTACCACTTTGACGAGGGTCATCGTGCGAACCCGCGCAAGGATCGACCAGACCATGAAGGTTTGGGCGTTGTAGTCAGACGTACCGTCGTTCGGAGTCTGCTGCCCGTTGAAGCCTTGATTAGACATTGAGCGGCGAACCCGTGAATGATGTTTCCCAGAGACCGTTCGGCGTCTCGCTTTCCAGATCGTGGTTCAGCTCATAGATTACGAACTTGCCGTTAGCGAATGGAAGGCTGCTCTGCATGGAGCACGTCAAGCCGTACCGGAGTTGAGGATTGAACAGAGTGCGGACCTTGGCCGCGCCGCTCAGCCCGGCATTGACCGGATAGCCGATCATTCCTGTCGATGGCGCGATCAGCGGGACGGCTCCGCCACGCGATCCGCCTTTAGGCCATATCGCGAGAATATTGTTTTCGATGATCCAGTTGATGTTTGCTGCAGTAGCGCACTCTTCCATCTGCTGCCGCGGCGATCCGCTGAAGTAGGGCGTAGCCAGCATGACCGACACGCCATTGTTCTCGAATGTCAGATTGGATGCGGTCGCAAGGTTGCGCATGATGACTGCAGCATCCGCAGAGCCCGGGTAGCTGGACGGCCCGGCAAGCGCAACGGCCGGCAACATCCCGCCATGCGCCGTGATATGCAACGGAGAGTCTGGCGCGGCGTTCATATCGACCGTAGCCAGAACCACTTGGCCCTGAAAGACCGTGCTCATGCCGACCAGATCATCGCCTGCCGCGACCAGCAACTCGTAGAACCGCGTCGTCACCTGGCCGCCATTCAGGCGGCTGACAGTCGATAACTGGTTCAGTAGGGATGGCGTCAATCCATGAACGATGACAGAGGCCTCGCCCATCGAGGGGGCGCCCGCCGTTGCGATCGTCGCCTGAACTCTCAGGCCGGACACCATGACTGTGTCGTAGTTGCCTTCGGTGAAGGTGTACTGAGCGCCAGCCGAATCTTTGCCAAGTCTGAAGGTCAGATCGATTTTGCGCTGAACGAAGCTCATCAACCTTCTCCGTTCAGATCCGTCGTTTCAAGGTAGAGCAGCAGGTATCGCGTCCCAAGACCTGGACTCGATGGATCAAGCCCGGTGCTCGGGATAGTGGTCGTGCCCTGTGTATCGTAAAAGCACAGATCGCCTGTGAAACCGAGATACGTGCTACGCACGATACGGTTCAGGTTCTGGCAGACGACGCCGCCGATGATCAGCACGTCGCTAACATATAGATCGCAATAGAACCCCGTGCTTTTCTGATACAGATTGATCTTGCAGTTCTGACTAGCGAGAACCGTCCTAATTGTCTGCGAATCGGCGTCGCTGAGTGGAATTATCTGCATTGCCTGTTGCACTCTTTCGGTGTGGCAGGATTTCCTGAGAACCAAACCCCGGAGAAGGATATGAAGCGCTATCTCGTCGCACTTACTCTATTAGGCAGCACGGCCTGTCTTGCACAACAGGTCAGCCCGCAACGAATGAAGGAATGCAACCAGCAGTCGTTGCTTGTGGGAATGGCTGCGGACTACCGCGATGCTCGCCAGTCGCCTCAGGAGACATTGAAGTTCATTAATCAGCGGCGAGAACTTTTCAGCGTTCTGCCTGACTGGCAGATCAAGAAAATGATCAATGCAGTTTTCTTCGACGATCGCCTGGCGCTTCCATCTGGCGTTCTTAGCCAGGCTGTCGCACAACAGTGCATCCTTCCTGATCCTCAGTTCCAGCCGCTCCAATAGTCACGTCACCGCAGAGGCTGCAGAAGACTGAGCGGTCGTAGGGGTTTGCGGCTGGACGCTGCCGCCGTTCTGGGCATCAGCGCCGCTCGCCTGTGCAGTATTGGTGAATGCGGCGGCCGGCGCAACGCGGATCTGAACCAACGAGAGATCGACCGTCAGCAGCCCTACGCCGTTGGTCGACGTGCGCCGGTAGTCGTAATGACTGATGTTGACGTTCTGATACACCGCATCTGGCATAACAACATCGTAAAGTGCTAGCGATGCAGCCATTGCATCGATCGCTGCCAGAAATTCCGCCCGGGCAGACTCAGTGCCGCCCTTGGTCATCCGCACATGAACGTCGTAAGGTGTCGTCACCTTGTTGTACGACTGGAAGGCCCCATTCTCCATCGGATAGTTTGGGATCTGCCAGTCGCGTTTGAAATCCACGCTGACAATGGAGTCAGGGACAATCACGAACACACCGTTTTGTGCGATTCCCCAGGACGGCCCGGCGAACAGTCCAAGGATGAGCTGCGCGTCGGAGGCCAGAAGCGACACCGTATTGGTGACGCTCGCGACCTTGTTCAGCAATGAGGGAATGCCGCTTGCCATCAGATGAGCCCAGTGTTGGATTGTGCGGCAAACGAATATTTTTTGATCGCCGGTCCGATGTCCTTCGCGATACCCTGGGCATCGGTGGCCTGCGTCTGCACGTTAATCTGTGCGATCTTGACGTCGTTACTCGTCTTCGATGCCCCACCTGCTGCCTGCGATCGCGCCATCTGCAGCGCGCGTGTCATGTCGGCGACCGAAATGGATGCCTTGTTGTTGCCAACTCCGGCGTAATAGCTTTTGCCCGTGGAAGGATCGGCAACGCTTGCCCACTCCATCGAAGCCGCCTTGATAGCTGCTCCGATGTCGTTGCTTTTACCGTTGACGTAATCGCCGATCTGCTTGCGCTTGTTGCCGATCAGGTATTGCTGGAAGATCCTGTCCTGCGTGGCGCTATCAAATTTCTCGTTACCACTCAATCCGAGCGTCTTCACAGCATCAGAAAGCGTGCTTCCAATCACCTGATAGCGACCTGCCGCATTGAACTGGCCGGACTTCTGCGCGGCCATAACCTGAGCGACAGTCATATTCGCGAGATCTGCCGTGCTCGCCTTGTAGCCACCACGCGCGCCAAGATTGACACTGTTGTAGTCGCCTTCGCCGCGGCTGATCAGATCTGCCAGTGCTGATGGTTTGGTCGGCTGCCCTGAAGATGATGCAGTTGGTGGTGAGGCCGGTGCGTCAGTTGACGGCGCACTTTCTGGTGAATGCTTTCCGGTGATCGCATCCCAGACAGCATGAGCGCGACCCCTGACCCAATCAAAGGCTACCGAGAAGGCGGTCTTGAACGCAGCCAAGATGGCTGGGCCGAGATTCTTGATCAAGCCTACCCAGTCGGTGAAGTACTTGCCGAGATCGCCGACCAGTGCCTGCCATGCCTTGGCAATATCGTCACCGTTGCCGGTGAAAAGCGCGACTACCAACTTGAGTAGATCTTCGATACCCGCCACCCAGTCGGTGAAGATCGACTTGAGTGACGTGAAGACTGGCTCGACCACGCTGGATATCGAATTCCACTTATCGGCGAAAAACTGCCAGAAGCCGCCGAAGGCTGACCGACCTCCGTCAACCCACGTCTTCCAGTCGTCGTAGAGTACTGCGATAGCGGCCACCGCGACGCCGATTCCTGCTGCGAGTGCCGCGATACCGGCCACAGGTGCGGCAAGCGCTATGGCGAATGCCCCGACCGCTGCTGCCAGCCCAATAAACATCGCTTCGACCATCGGCCGATGCGTAGCAGCCCACTCGGAGAGTTTCAGCAGCGCTTTGCCGAGCATCTGGATGTACGGCGACAGGGATGTGAGGATTTTCCTCCCCAGATCCGTCGATGCCTGACCCAGTGCTCGCCACGCGGCCTGAAGCTGTTGCGCAGACTTCGCATCCGCTTCATTGGTGACGCCAATCTTCTGCTGCTGCGCAAGCAATGCCTGAACAGCCTGCCGGCCTTGCATCAGGACATTGATCGTCCCTTCGTCGTAGCCCATACCGGCGCCAAGTGCCTGCGCGCGTGCGGGGTCCATGCCCTTGAATGCATCCGACGCCATCAGCAGACGTTCGCTGGAAGTGGTGGCCTTGTCGAAATACTTGGCGATATTGATGCCTGACATAGCCAGGCTTTGCAGGACTTGCGCTCCCGGTGTACCAGCAATTGCAATCTGCTGCATCTGCGACGACATGTTCTTCAGCGTGCCGGTGATGCCAGCCGCCGAACCGCCCGCGCGCTCAGCCACTCCCTGCCATGCGGACAGGGAATCTGTCGACATACCGATGTTCTTCGCTACGCGACCAACGGCCGCGTCTGCGGATACAACATCAGACACGAACGATGACAACCCCTTGCCGGCAGTGAATACCGCGAACAGCCCGACAACCTGATTTTTGATCTGGCCGAAGAACTGGGCAGCCTGTTTGCCCCGAGCCTCAAGTTCCTTAGCAGTGCGCGTGGCCTCGTCGCTCGTCTTCTTCATGGCCGTCGTCGCATCCTTCTGGCCTTTTGTAAAGCCGGACGCGTCGAGGCCAAGTGCCACGACAAGGGAATCGATCAGAGTTGCCACAGATTAATCCTCGGATTGCTGCGCGATGCGCTTGTTGTGGGCGTCTACCGCGATGATTTCGAGCAGATCGTAGACGTCCTCCATGCCGAGCACGGTCTCGAGTTCCGCCATCGTTGCAAGCCTGGCCGAAATGACCGCGCCTATCGTTGAAGGGACGTTCACGTAGTCTGCAAACTGCCGCCCGTCGCCCGCATCGATGTACAGATTTAGCGGGCGACGGGCATAGAAAAATCCGTGTGCAAGGCGAACAGTTCCTTGCGCAGCGTCAGACGGGTCTTGATTTCTTCGATGTCGTCGTCGATCAGCGGGCCCACGCCGCCGAAGCCGCGCTTGACTGCGGGTCGCGAGGCGTCTGGAATGAATGACACCATCGCGAACATCTCATCGAGCAACGGCTCGGCGTCTTCGAACCGAAGACCTGAGAACGCCTTGATGCCGAGTGCAGCCACACCCGCGAGACCGGACGTCGCGATGTCATCGGGCACTTCGACGCCGGATTTCGCCAGCGCGAGCAATGCGCGGAAAGCCCACTTCTCAGACTGGCTCGGCGACATTTCCGTTATCGTGAACATCTTCCCCTGATCGCGGCCTTCCGATTCGATGACGATTGTTCTGGTTTTTCGTCCCATTACGTCGGCACTCCAATAACGACATTCCACTTGATCTGGAACTTCCGCGGCTGCAGGACTTTTTTCGCCTCAGCAAGCGGGGTGTAGTTCGACAGCACACCGCGCGTCAGGGTGTAAGCCTTGCTGACGGCGGGCTGAACCACTGTGCCAAAAGCAAAATAGGCATCCTGCGCGGCTTCCTCTGCTGCGTACCATGCCTCGAAGAAGTCGTTCGATGCGCTATCCGCCTGGAGCGTGACCGACATCGTCTTGATCTGTGGAATCCAGCCGGCCGACATCACGCCGTCTGCGCCGAGAACAACTTCCTTGTTCTCGACAGACTCCATGGAATACATGTCGTCGGCGCCGAACCCCTGCAATTGCTGGGGCACGGTGTAGAGCCCGGTCACGCCGATCATGAGGACCGAGTTTGCACTAGTGATACTGGACATTGTTTAGGCTCCCTTTACTGGACTTCGACCGACGAGACGTTGATGGACTGGATCGACCCGCCGTCGACGTACCAGAAGGTGATTGGCGGCGATGAACGTGCCGCGCGCACCGATGCGCTTGCTGCGAGAACCTGCAGGAAATACCCCTGCGATTGCAATGTGCTGGCGATACTCGCGCCGGCGGCATTGTTGACCTCAGCAATCTCCGCTGCCGAGAGCGTTACGTTCGTGTCGTACATGCCGAACGTGCCTGCAGCTGTGATCGGGTCTTGCATCGCAGCACTGACGAGTGCGTAGCCTGCCGCGTCGTACGGAATGCTCTTGACGTTCGTGAGCAGTTCCATCAGCGCGAGCTGGAACGAGTTGTTGAGCCAGATCTGGTTGACGAAGGCGTCGGCCCAGGTGAAAACACCGCTGACCGAGCCCGGATACAGGAAGACGAAGCTGTCGTTGGCCGTTGCGTACGAGCCGTAGAAGTTGTAGCCATTCGCGATCAGGTTGGCCGCAACAGTCTGGTTCGTGACCGTTGCCGTCAGGCCAGACTGGGCCTTGAACGCAAACGTGATGCGCCCGTTCGTCTCGGTGAAAGCGATCGATGCCGCGGCGCCACACACAAACGCTGCCGTCTGCATGTTGTTGTAGACGAGCATCGTGCCCGAGATGGCCGCCTGTTTGATCAGGTACCCGAGGCTGGAGGTTGCGCTGGTGGAGAGCGTCGGCGTGACATCCGTATCCCAGCACACGTACATGTAGTCGTTGTTCTGCTGGCCGTTCCACGTCGCGAAAAGCAACTTTTGCGCGTTGCCCGAACCGTTGTCTGGATCGAACAGCGTCGTGAACGTTGCCCAGTTCGTCGTCTGGGTCACTATGGCGCTCATTGCAGCAGCAGGCGTAGCTGCAGCCGCGCCCTGCGATAGCACCGCGCCGGTCGCCGACGTCAGCAGAAGGGATGCGGAAATCGTGCCGGTCGCATAGGCCGCCGTCGAAGTCACGCCAGTGCTGCCCGACGTGATTGAGTAGGCACCCGACGTGCTGTCATAGGCGACAGTGAGGGCAGGTGCGGTAGCCGTGATTGACCCGCTCGCTACCGTCTGCGAGGCGCTCACCGTGTATGTGCCGACGCCGCCCGCCCCCGTCAAGATCGCCGTGATGGTGGTTCCTGCCGTCACGCCGGTGCCGGAAAGCACACTGCCAACCTGCAGGGCGCCCGACGTTACAGCAGTAACCGTCAGCGTCGTGGCGGCAATCGAGCCAGTCACCACGCCCGCAGTCGGCTTCGTGGCATTCAGCCCCGTCGAGATTAGCGTGGCGCCAGACGAAAAACTGGTCGCGCTCGACAGGTTGATCGATGCTGCTGAGTAGGTGTAGCCATCCATGACAACCGAAAGCGATCCGGAGAGCGCCTGAAGCTGTGCAAGCGTCAGCGACGAGATGGCGCCGCCACGCAAATAGGCCGCAACTGCTGCGGTGTTGTACTGCGAGAACAGCATGGCTGCTGGCAGAGCGTTGCTGCCGGTGAAGCCCGCGAAATAGATCGCCGCAGCAGCCGCTTCGGTCGATGTGGCGCCAAAGTAGGTGGCGACATTTGCGGACGACGCGAACGACAACACTGTGCCGGTCGGCACGCGGGTGTTCGTCGTGAGAAACAGGCCGCTCAAGTCCAGCGCCGAACCGCCCGCGCTAATCACGCTCGGAATCACACTGACTATTGCGGAGGCCGGGATCGATGCCATTTGTGCTCCAGAAATGAAAAAGCCGCCCGGGTAGGCGGCTCAGAAACAAAAAACCCGGCGCGGCGGCCGGGTTAGGTGAGGTTGGGTGCGCCTAGAGAGGCGCCTTGGTCGTGGCGACGAGTTCGTCAGCGAACTGCTGGGGCACAGTCAGGATCGGGTTGCACTGAAGTACCGCATCAACGACCCATCTGTTTTCTACCTGCTGCTCGCCGTTGGTGAAAGGCATCTGGCGGGGATCATTTGCATACAGCGGTGTTACATCAAAACCACTCGATGCAAAAAGATCAGTTGCATATTCGTCGCGCAGCAGCGTCGTGATGATCTGCGCGTTATCTGGACTAGCGGGTCCGTGAATATCAATCTGCACTGTGACCTGGACCGGCTGGAGAACGGAACGCGTGCCTGACGAAAGCACCTGGCTTGCGATGGTCTGCGAAGGGGAGACGGTATAGGTTCCGACACCTCCAGATCCAGAGACGACAGCCTTGACCACGGTGCCGGCCGTGACGCCCACGCCAAACACCGGATCGCCGACTGCGATGGTTCCGAATGACACGCCGGTCACCGTCATCACTGAGCCAGCGATCGATCCCGTATAGGACACGTCATCGTATGCGGCGACGTTGGTTTCAAGACGGGTGCGCAGCATCGGCGTCATAACGACGAAATCATCGCCATCCGGCTCGCTGACGCGGTTGTCCTGCCCGCGGATAACTTCAATTCCGGCGGGCAGCACGGACAGCAGGAATGAGCGCAGAGCCGTAAGCGTCTGACTTTCGGACAGGCTAAGAGGTGCGCTCATTTTCCGTTCTGTTTGACTACGGCCACTTTGACCCAGCCGCCAGTCATGTGCCAGTTTTCGAGTTGCATCACAACGAGCCACGTTGACCCATCAGGCATGACTGCGAGATCGCCGCCTTCCTTCGAGGACCGGACAACTGCCTGCCAGTCACCGTTGATATACAGGGCGCGTTTCTCGCCGTTCAGATTCAGACCGTCAACCTGCATCAGGTCTTTGTATCCCATCGGCTGCATCTGCACCTGGGTCGGCACGGGTGAGCCATAGGCCGGCACGCGCGAACCATCATCTGCGGTCTCGTAACCCTGAGAGGGCGAAAGATCAGCGGTTACCCAAGGATTGACAGCGGCGACGATTGGCCCGGCGATTGAATTGAGGTTCATTTCGTTTGGACTTCTGAGCCGGTGCTGTTCTGCATGTGGGCGCTGTCAACGAGCGGCTTGTCGAAACCTTTCTTTGCGATGGTCGATTTGGCGTTGCCTGGATCGCTGAAATCCCGTATGGATTCCTGAAGCTGCTCTTCCACATGCTTTCCAAGACGCTCGAGCGCGACATCCGAGTCGTAGTCGGCGGCCTTAATGATATTGCCCAGGTCTACGGGCCATTCATGCTTATGCTGCTGGATCATCCCGCGAAAAAACGGGCGGGGAGGCGTGGTAATCGTGTATTCGTCGACGTGGTGCATGGTCGAGAAATTGGCTTTCTCAGCCTTCACAAACTTTCCGCCCTTGTTGAACTCGCCATTGGCCTTGATGCTGCGGTTGATCGTTACGTCATGGGCGGGAACGGTTGCCGTTCCGCCGTACTCATTGATCGCAGCGATCTGCGCAACAGCTGTGCCGTCTGGGTAGGTTGAGCCTTCCAGGAAGCCGACGTGCACCGTGTTGGCCTTTCCAACTCTCTCGGCAATTTCGCGCAGCTTCGCTTCTAGCGCAGAACCGCCAGAGAACGCTTTGGCTACCATGGTCGATACGGATCGGGGATGTAAGCGGGGCCGGGAATGTATTGCATCGTCCGGTATTGGGCTGTTGCGGCCCAGAAAGCGGCGCCGTACTTGGTCTGCGCGAACCATTGCGCCGATCCGGGTGGCACGTCCATCTGCGTTGCTACGGTCACGCTGCCCTGTGTCGCATTGGCAATGCGGCCGACCAACGGTGACGAAGGCTGCCCATCGATCGGAGCATTAAGCGCCGCGATGTGAGCCGTCACCATGTTCAGCAGGATGGCGCGCTGGCTGGCATCGCGGATCGGGCTGCACGCTGTGTTGTCGCAATAAAGCTGCGCCTCGAAGAAATACTGCTGCGCGAGCGGCGGCAAGACAGAAGTTGCGAGTTCCGGGTAACGCGCACTCCACGCAGAGTAGTCAAACGAGACGATTGACACGATCAGTTCTTCTTCATCAGGTCAGATTGGGTGACGCCCTTAGGCAACTTCTTCGGATCGAGCCGCTCGAGGCCCGAGCGCACATCGCGCTTTTCTTTCGATTCCGCCTCGGCGTTGACCGACTTGTCGTGCGCGAAGATCAGGTTGTTACGGACGGCGTCGAGTTCCTGATTCTGGGCAAGCCACGCGTCCCAGAAATCTTTGTCGACGTTCGGCGTGAGCGCATAGCCGCCGATGATCTGGGCATCAGGCGCCATGTTCTGGGCATGCGACCAGCCCTTTAGCGTCACACTCTTCGGCATTTCTCTGGCTACCTTGACGGTGCGATAGCCGCCGCCGAGGATGGGCTCTTGCGAGTCGACCATATTGAAGAGGCGGAGCTTGAGTCCGTGGGGAAGCTTGCAAGCAACGGTAACAGTGCCGGGCATGGTGATACTCCAGAAAGATTATTTTCGAAAAAGAGAAGGGCGCCTGAATTGCTTCGAGGCGCCCTTCTTGAAAAGACCACCAGGGGAAGTGGCCTTGCTGGATCTACTACTTAGACGCCGAGCATCTGCGAGATCGCAAACGGCTGACGGATCACTGCGCCGAACGAGCCCTGCGTCATCTTCTGGCGGAAGCTCGACAGATCGCGAACGATCGGGCTGGCGCGCAGCTTTTCGTTGAACGCGCAGTAGCCCGTATCCTGACCTTCGACCGAATCGGCGATCAGCTGAACGACCTCGCCGGCAGCCGAACCTTGCGGGTTCTGTGCCGAGAGTGCGCCGTACTGGACCGCGGTCTTGACCGTCAGGTTCGGGAAGTTCTTCTTCAGCAGGTCGCTGACGTTCACGTTGTATTGGTTCGTGGCCGTCAAAGCCACTTCCGAAACCGGCGACATCGACAACGTCATCTTCGCCTTCTGGTCGATGTTGCCCGACGACTGCACTACGAGCTGGATGAAGAGCGCCTGAATGTCGGCGTAGACTTCATTCGCCGTCGCGTTGATCACGCCGTTCAGAATCCACTTCACACCGCCCGCTGCTTTCGTTGCAGGCGAGATCGGCGCCGACAGGCTCGGATCGTTCAACAGGCCATAGTTCTGCAGGCCAGCGACGCCATAAAAGTACGTCAGGTTCTGGAACTTGTTCAGGTTGATGATCGACGACTGCTTGAGTTCAGCAGCCCAGCCGATCTTCGCGAGGCCCGCGCGCTCCATTTCCAGATCGCCGTATTCGACGACGGTCTGATACAGATACGACTCGCGTTGCGGGAAGTTCGTGTTTGCACCCGAACGGCCGTCAGCCGAGAAGTCGCCGTAGCTCGACACTTCACCGGTGTGCTCCACGACCGGGAACATCGCAACCGCGTCAACGAACGAGCCCTTGCGGACTTCGCCGAAGATGTCGGCTGCCGCGTTCTTCGCGGTCAGGATCTGAAGAACGTCCGGATCGACGAAGGTGGAGAGGAACGCGGGAATACCGCTGTTGGTCGTGGTGACCAGCGTCGGTTGCGCGTCCATGGCCATGCCGAAGTCGGATTTCCATTCCGGCTTGAGAAAATCGACCGAGCCCGGGAACGTGATGCCCCACTCGCGCTCGAATACTGCCAAATCTTGATTGCGTTGCATGATTGATTACCTTTGGCTTAGCCGAGGAGATGGGTGGACAGCTTGACCAGCTCACCCGGAGCGCCAACCGACAGCGCAACCCATTTGGTTTGCGTGCCTGCGGCAACCGTAATCGTGGTCGAGGCGGCGGTCTGGCTGATGTTCACGAGATACGTGCCCGTGCCGCCAGTGCCCGTCAGGAAGCCGCTGATTGCGGTGCCGGTCGTTACACCCGTGCCGCTCAGTGCGTCGCCAAGGCCCAACGTGCCCGATGCCACTGCGGTCACGGTCAGCGTGCCGCCCGATGCCGTCACGGTCGTGCTGGCGGCCGTTTGCGAGACCGAGACCGTGTAGGTTCCGGTGCCGCCTGTGCCCGTACCGAGCGCAGTGATCGTCGTGCCCGACGTGATGCCGGTGCCGCTGATCGTCTGGCCAACTGCCAGCGTGCCGCTTGTGACTGCCGAAACGGTCAAGACCTGACCAGCGATAGCGCCAGTCACCACGTTTGCTGCGATCGAGCCCGTCACGCTTGCGCCAGTCCAGTTCGAACCGAACTGCACAGCACCCGTCGAGTTGTTCGTGTAAGCGGTCTGGCTGATTGCGGACGACGAAGCGCCAGCGTTCTTCACCCAGAAATCGCCCGAGCTGAACAGCGTCACAGCCATGCCAGCCGGAATCAGTTGCGTTGCTTCACCGAGGAACGCGGTGATGAGGGCTTGTTGCGAACGCGCGACGAAGCCAGTCGGCGCGCCTGCGCCAGTGTTGCTGACCGTCAGGTTGTTCGAATCGGCCCATGCGAAGCGGCCCACGAGAACGCCGTTCGGGCCAGCCACGAAAGCGCCCGGGCCATTCACCACCGACGTGCGCGGGTTGACCGAGGCGAAATCGCCCTCAACCCCAACGCCGGGTACTACGTTGACTTTGGAAGGAAACATGTCTCAGATCCTTAGACTTTGCGGATAGCCGCGTTGGGGAAGCGCTCGGCAAAGCCTTGCGGACGTGCGCTGTCTGCGGCGAGCTTCGGAGCCTGCGAACCCGGCTTCGGCTGTGCTTCGAGAACGGCGCGGAATGCGCTCGGATGAATGCCGGAGACGCTCACGCCTAGCGTTTCGAGAGCGATCTTGTAGACGCCTTCAGCGCTGTCCTGCGCGATTGCGAGCTTGCCGACGTACGGCTGGACGACTGCTTCGGCTTCCGAGACGGCGCGCATGCGCTTGACGGCAGCGTCTTCAGCCTTGCGAACGGCAGCCGAGATTGCTGCGTCCATCGCCGGCTTGCTGACCGAATCGTCCTTGCCAGACGTAGCGGGCGGTGCGGGCGTGCCAGGTGTCGGCGGCGGATTGTCCATGGCAGGCTTGTCGTCTTCCTTCGGTTTGGCGGGCGGCGCTGGCTCTTCTTCATCGCCAGCGAGCTTCAATGCGCGCATCTTTTCTTCGATGGCGGCCAGATCGTCGTCGCTGACCTTGCCCTTGAGCATCGACACGATTTCGTCGACCGGGCTTGCGTCCACTGCGACGTCTTCGCCGTCGTCATCCATGCCGACGTTGTCATCTGGCGAATCGAGGCTGTCTAGCAGACTGACCAGGCCTTCAAGGTCCGCGTCTGCTGCCAGCTTCGGCTTGATCGCCGCAACGATGCCAGCTTTCTGGGTGAGCCAGTTAGAGGCCGTCACGCCGGCAAGGATGGGGTTGAGTTCCAGCTTTGCATCGGCGGCCAGCTTTGGCTTCAGGGCCAGCAAGGCCCCCTTAGCCAGCGCTGCCTTCCGAGAAAGGGGCTTCTTGCTCATGTTTTGAATCTCCAGTTGGGAATCGCCCACGACGACGTCGGGGCCTGCGCGGCCAGCCGCTACCAGTGCAACGTGATTGCCGCGAATGTCACGCATGACGCCGTCGTAGCTGGCGCCCTGATAGGTGCCGGGCGTCATGTCTGCCCGGTAGTGGTAAGCGCAGGAAATCTCCATGCGCTGTTCGTTCTCGACACCTGCGATCGACTTTGCGTCCCAGATGACGAGGCTGTTCTTGAGATAGGGGGCTTCGAACGAGGCGTCAGTGCCTGTGCTGCCTACCGTGATTTCTTTTCGCGGGTCATTGGCGAAGACCGGAATGTGTTCCTTGCCGGTCTGCTCAAACGCATCAATCAACTGGAGGTTGTTGAAGGTGGGCGCAGCCTTTTCCAGTTCGTCGGGGTCGCGAAGAAGCTGATAGACCTTTTCCGGGTCCAGCCCCAGCGACTCACCGTCTGGAATTTCTTTGCCCAGATACGGGTTGATCGCGGCCTTGCTGATGTTGCTGACGGCGATGTGCATCCGGCCGTCCTGATCGACGGTGCGCGCGCTCGCGCGATCAAACGCAAGCCTTTCATTCATGTTCATTTCAATCTCGCAGACCTGGGATGACCGACTGGCTGGTACAGCGACAATTGGGAAGTTGCCCCGGCCAGATGTACTCGCCGTCGATTTCGCATCCCTCAGCTATGTCGTACAGTTCGCCCTTGCCGCCGTCGTCCTGACCAGCGCGCAAATGCGATAGGCGGGGATGCTTGCCCGCGCCAGAATGTCGCCAGCGGGCCTGGGTAATGCCAAGCTCCTGCTGTCGCACCCGGTTAATCGTGGCGGTGGCCTTATTGGCCTGATCGCGGGCAATGAACGCCGCGCGCTTTTTCGTCATGTCGTAGCGCTGCGTCAACTGCTCGGTGAGCCAGCCGAGATCGCGACCCTGCGTCACCGAGCGCATGACAATGCCTTCGATATCGCTCAGGTGCTGTTCCGCGATGTTGCTGATGAGCCCGACGTTTTCGCCGATCGTCGCCTGGTAGGCATCACGAGCGGCGTCAGTCATCTTGAATTCGACGGAGAATCCAGCCTTCTTCAGAATCTGCTTCAGCTGAACGTCCGTGGCGCCCATCGACTTGTCAGCGAAATACTTCGCCAACTCTGGGGCGCCTTTGTCGAACGCTTTCTGCCACCGGCGCGACATGCGGTGAACGGCTCGCCGGAGTGCGTTGGCCGGGCTTCCATCACGGAACGATTCAAACCCCGCGTCCTGCGCGAGAGTCGTCGGCGGGTTCGCTCTATACTGTGCTGCTATCCAGTACGCGAGCGATTTGTGCATCGCATCTATCATGCGACCGAGTTGTTTCTGGTATTGCGCCTCAATTCCCGCATTGGCTCGCACCGGGCGCAGAACAATGTCCTTGTGCGTCGGCGCGACTAGCTTTGGCATGGAGAGAGAATGAAACAGGAAATCGAAGTGGATTACGTCGGCTACGACCACGAGGAAGGGCAGCGCGTGGTCGTGTACGTCGGCGATAACGACGAGTACTCGGCGCGGTTCAACCTGTCCGATCTGCTGGACACGGAGATGGACATGTTCAAGCTGAAGAGCGGCCTGACTGACAGTGCAGGCAAACCGCGATTCGATGCGATGGAACTGGAGCTAACCGAGATGGTCAGGCGTATCAGGGCGATCCGGTACGGCTAGGCGTCCTGCATTTCTGACTCGTCTTCCTGCTCCTGACCGCTGATCTTCGCAGCGCTTGCCTCAGGACCAGATTCCGGCAGCGGCAACTCAGGCAGATCTTCGGTCAGGTCGAGTGACGAGTAGGGCGAATCTTCCTGGCTGGCGAGACGCACGCGCGATTCCTGCGGAGTAATCACACCAGCGCCAATCAGCTCGATGTCGGTATCGGCCTCAACCTTGCGCACATTCGCCTGCTCCAACTCGTCCAATGGCTGAAGCGGTTGATACTTGAACCCGATTTCCGGGTCAATCTCGCCGTACAGCGACAACTGGATGATGTTGATCAGCTTCGACAGGAGCGGCGTGAACAGCGCTTCCTGCTGCGCCAGTACCCAAGCATAGAACGCAGTCAACTCGCCCTCACTGGAAGCATTCAGGCCGGTCGGCGTGATGCCCAGCAGGATGACGAGCGGGATGCCCGTCACGGCTGCCATGTGCTCCTGCGCCTGCGCCTGGAGTTTGTCCAGACTGCCGAGCGGGGTCGAGATATTGAAAAGCTCTTCGCTATCCTTGTCGACCAGCATCAGACTGCGGTTATCGCGCATCTGATTGAACAGTTGTGCCCGCTTGAAGAGATGCTCGGCGCCACCGCCATTCAGGACGGCCGCCATGTTCGTCTTCAGGCCCGTCACGCTAAAGCTGTGCAGCAGGTCGGAGACGCTCTGGCGCGTGCGTAGCCAGTTGTCGACATAAGGCTTGGCGATCTGCGATAGGCTCAGTCCGCCGAACGCATAAGACGGCTTCAGCAGGTCAGGTACCGGCCGGCTGACGAACGTCAACAGACGGCTGTCGTGCACCTCTTTGCCGAGCACGAACCAGCTCTGCGGCTTGAAGAAGTTCGGCTTGAGCGGGTCATTGCTGTTGTACTGGTTCGGGTATGTCCAGAGCGGCTCGATGACGCGAATCGCCTTGAGCATGCCCTTGCCAACCTTGGCTTTGCTCTCTACCAGCGCGATGCGAAGCTCATCGGGATTGTCGGTGTCGCCGGTATCCAGATATATCTGTGAGCGCCCGAAGTACCCGTCCTGTTCGGCAGCCTCCTGAAACGCTGCCTGCACATTCAGGCGCTTCATCTCCGCCTCGATTTCGCGAAGCTTTTCGCTCTTGTCGTCGGAGTTATGATCGCCAGTGGATTGCAGCTTGATCCACGCACGCGTCATTTCCTTGGCCAGAATCTCCGCGGGGCGTCGATACTCTGGCCGCTGCGTCAGTTCCGACAGGTAGGCATAGCCGAGAAAACCAAGCCCCTCAGACAGCGCTGCCTCGGTCGCGAAGGCATAGTTCGGCGCCATCACTGAATCGCACGCCAGTTTCGCCTTTTCGGGGATCACCCCCGGCGCAGCTTTGGGCGCTTCAAACGGATTGCGCTTCTCCAGGTCAGCAGGACGTCCGGCGAGCAGCGCCATATCGCTGATGACCATTCCCGGATCTTTGTTCGGCGCGGATTCCGGGATACCAGCGGTCGGCGCGGGTTTTCGCCGGAATCGGAAGTTGATCATGTTTCAGGTGTAAGAGAGTGTGGCGTCGGAGATGATCATTGGTGCGGCGCCGGGAGCGAACGCCATGACGAAGGCGTCAGCCAGGTTAGGCGACGCAACCTCACGTTTCGCCAGATCCTTCTTGCTTTCAACCTTGACCTTGCCGTTGTTGTCGTAGTCCCGCTTGGGCGTGGACAGTTCGTCAACCAACTGGTCGAGATAGGGAAGGTCGCTGGAGAGGCTAATCAGTTCGTCGTCGCTGAACTTCTCGCCCTTGCGGATAGCGTTATATGTGTTGCGGAACCTGTCTGCCACCAGCCACCAGGACTGAGCCTTGATGTTCAGGAACATGTCCTTATTCTTCGTCTGGGGCGTGTAGAGCGCCTCAGGCTTGAACACTGACCCGCCAGCATTGAACTTTTCATAATGGATGCGCAGGCCGTTGTTGGCGTCATTCAACTCGCCAAACTTCGCTCCAGCAGTTGCGCCGACACCGATGGAGTCATAGGCGACGGATGCGCTCCGATCCATGGCGGCACGCCATACCCGAGTGCAGGACTTCAGCAGCTCGTCTTCGCCGGCCTTCCAGAGGTCGGCCCACGAGACAACCGAACCATGCGCATAGATCTGAGCGCACTTATCAGCGCCGGAGTCCGCTACGTCAAACCCGATCCGCTTACGCCCAGACGGCTCAAAGCCAAGCGCCTTGTGAGCATCGACCGCCGCCATGATCCACGAGCGCTTGATGATCGCGTCGTCGTCGTCGTCCTTGGGCTGCCCAAGGTAGATGTGCGCAAACTCGTCTTCGTCCTCAGCCTTGGCGGCCTCGATGACGTCTCGCATCGTCTGCGACAGAAACGGGTTCTCGTCGTAGTTGATCCGGCGAACCAATGTGCCAGGCGGCGGGTTGACTACAAACCGCTTGTAGGCGAAGTCGGTAGACAGCCGCGGATTGAAGACAATCCAGACCTGCGACCCTTGTTTCCGGATTGTCGCCTCGAGGATCTTCCACTGATCCTCACTGAGGTTGTGGCCTTCCTCGATCCAAAGTACGTCAATGCCTTCGAGCGACTTGATTTCGTCGATCGATCGCCACAAGCCGTAGAACAGGAATTCAGAGCCCGTCTTGCGACCGATGATCTTGTTGTCTAGCGCACGGAACTGGCTGTTCAGTCCGAAGCGGTCAATCTGGTGCTTGAGAAGGGTATAGACCGACTCCTCAATCTTGTTCTGGAACTGCCGGACGCACAGGAAGCGCAGCTTGGCATTGCTTGCGAGATACACCGCAAACCCAGCGGCATCCCATGACTTGGAAGATGCGCGGCCGCCGTATAGCACCCGATTACGCACTGGTCGTTCGCCAACGGTCTTGGCGGCCCAGTATTCGCGCAGAACCGGATTCAGCGTTGGTCGACTAGTTTGCTCCATAGAAGTGGTCGAGGCTCGTCGGTACGTCTTCGCCGCCGCCATCCTCGCCGACCTTCAGCCCGTACGCTTCGCGCTCCAGTCCAATCAGGTTCTTCAGCGTCTCGGCGAGTTTCTTCATGCCATCAATGCGCCCAGGCGTCGAGATGACTTTCTGGTAAAGATCGTTCAGGCGATCCATTCCTCTGTCGTCTGGACTGCGCAACATCTCGCCCAGTTGCTCGAACAGCTCAAGGCTGCCGGTCTGCTGCTCAAGCTCACCAAGGAGAGCCATCGCGAGCGTGCGAGATCGGCTGATGTCCTTTCTGTGAGCGAGGCGGATTCCCGCGATTACTTCAGCGTTTGCCTCGACGATCGCCCGATCAGTTACCGCCCGTTCTGCTGGTAACTCACTGGTAACCGTACGAGTGGTAACTAGCTGCTCGGCCTTGTCCTGTATGCGTTTGCTGAGATCGCGGGTCCATCCATCGCGCTTTGCCCGTTTCGAAATACCGACGTGCGAAACACCATGAGCGGATGCAATCTCACGCACCGACAGCAAGCCGGCCCGATAGTCAGCTTCAATGCGCTCCCAGTCCGGCGCGGCTTTCTTCTGTTGCGCCATGATTCAGTGATTTACTTTTGTGTGGGACGACAGCGGGAGACGATATGCCGCTAAAGAATCAGCAACTCGCGCCGATATTAAGCGTGAGCCTACTAAACGGGCGCGATGCATCGGAGGAATTCACTCCGAAATGACGCCCATCAGCACCAGAATTCGCTCCATGTTCTCGCGATAGAGTCGCGTCATCGTCCGGCCGTGCTCGTCATTACCCAGGGCGAGCGGATCGCACATTTCGCCATGGAATTCCGTCACTGCGCAGCGGAGCGACTCAACTTCTCCGGGCGATAGCGGCTCGCCGTTGATGTGGATCGTCGGGGTTTGGTATGTCACGCGGCCTCCAGCATCCCCACATCGCACCGATGCCGCTCTATCTCGCCATGCTCGCGGTGATGCACGATGCAACACATGTCACGGCCAGCCCGGTAACCATGCCCAGCAGCGTACGCATCCTGCGCGGCAAGCGTCCGGAAAGACTCACAGACGACGCCGGGCAGTTCCTTCACGCCTTTGGAATGAACATGCCCCGTGTACCAGTACCGATGCTTGGTTGCGCCCCAGTCCTCAGCGCGATCACAGGCCATGATTCCGCCGAGTTGTTCGTGCTTGGCGGTGTCGCCATGCGTCGAGCCGATCAGCACTTTGCCGAACTTGAAATACCAGAACTTCGAGGGGCCGAGATCAACCTCAACGCGCGGCTCATTCGAGAAGTACGCGGACAGGGTGAAGGCGAGCGCCCAGATGGCTTGTGGGTCGTGGTTGCCTGGAACGGCTTTCACGACCACGCGGGTGTGCTTCTGTAGCGCGCGGATAATCGCGTGCCGGTAGGTCTCAATGCCGACCTGAAGCACCTTGACGAAACGCGAGTCGACGTCCAATTGGTGTCGGTGTGCCGGCGTCTGGTTGGTCTGATCGTTCATGTGGTAGACGTCGCCGAGCAGAAGCAGGATCGCTGTTTCTGCGGGCGGAGCTGACGACACCAGACGATCTACTGCGCCGAGGGTCAACTTACGGCCGATTTCCAGATCGAAGTCGTTGCCGCACTCCTTGGCCCACGTGTAAAGGCCGACGTGAGGGTCGCCGAACGGATACACCGCCAGGATGTCTGGCTGCGAGTGGGCGGGCGCCGCAGTAAGCGGAGCCATTCCCTGAACCGACTCAGACAGCACAGCAATCGTCTCGCGGGCGATTTCCTCGGCCCGGTTTCCGTCGCGCTCAGTCTTAACCCACTGAATGGCAATGCCATCTTCAGTGTAGGCAGTTGACACGCCCTTGACCCGAAAGCCGTCAGGGACGGTATGCGTCATATCGTGCCGCGGCGAATACCCCATCTTCGCAGCCCGCTTTTCCAGCGCCTGGATTGCACGGCTAATGTTGCTTTTGTGCAAGCCAAGGTGCGGAGCGGCTTTCGCTGCGCTGCCGTGCTTCTCGATCGCTTCGAGAAAGGAGATTTCCCGGGCATCGGCAAACTCTCGCAATCGCGGATCAGGTTGTCGCGCCACGGTTTCCCCTAAGAATTAAGTTTTGGTCTGAACTGCCCGCACCAGTGATCAGCCGCCACGACTGGCAGCGTGCTCACGTTCGTTTGTTCAAGAATGTCATAAGTGACTGTCGGCGGCATCAGGTGGCAATACCACGTCGCCCACTCCTGGCTTTCAACAAGGTTGCTGCAATTGCAGTTCTTGCAAACCTCTGTGCGCTCGACGACGACCTGGATCTTTTTTCGAGCCATCGGCACACTCAAATAAAAAGAGCCGCGCTAGGCGGCTTCGAATCTCATCAGATGACGAGAAGGGGATCGTTACGCTACGCGGGCGAATTCACCGTGTAGGTCGTTGGCTGCCTTACAGTACGCCGAGTAGGCTTCTTCCGGAGTTCCGAATGTGCCGAGAGAAAGGCGCTTTCCATCGACTCGAATCTTGGCTTGCCACTTCGCGTGCTGCTTGTGCCATGTCACGCCTTTGTATCCACTCGTGTTCGTGGCTGGCTTCTTGTAGTTGCACATATTCTGAGCATGTGTCGCAGGCCTCAGATTGTGACGTTGATTATTCAAGCCGTTTCCGTCGCGGTGGTCGACCTTTTTCCGATCGCCAAACGACATGCCCATGATGAACCGATGCATGAACAGCACAGTGCGCTTTCCCGGATTCTTGGGGTGAACGACATTACGGAAAGCATATCCGTCTGAGTTGGCACTCCATTTATATGGAGACACTAGATCGTAGTCGACGTCATCAACAAGCGCAAACAATCCACGGGTGAGGGCTATTTCTTTCAAGTCTGCCTCGCTCTAAGGCTGCTCGAATTGGATCGATACGGCGCCGCGCGAGCTACGCGGTATTCGGATGCCTCCTAGCCGTATCGGTAAAATTAGCACAACTATTTTACAGTAAATTCAACAACATAGATGAAAGCTACTTTGTCGCAGACCGCGTGACCCGCAGGTGGCTATCGCCAGGCGCGTCGCTAATTTCACCTTCACTGAGCCAATCCCAACCCGTTCGCCGCATTGGGCGCGATTACCGGCTCTGGCCGCTGTCTGGATTGGTTGAGTGAAGATGCTCTCGGGCCACAAGCTCAGCGATTAAGCTGACTCGTGATGCCCGCGAGATACAAATAGGCGCTTCCGTCGCCCGTCTACTTCATCCAGTCCGACACTGGCTGACGGCGGAAGCAGGGGATCATTCTTCCCACTCGGGCAATTCAAGTGTCTTGCCGGCGAACGGATGTGTGCTATCGCCACAGAACTCGATTTTCCCTTCCGTCACAAACGAGTGGCAAACCTTGGGCTGATCGAATTCGGTCCAATGCACCGCGATAGATGGGCGGAACGTGGGAGCCGCAGGCGCGCCGTTATACGTCCAATGCGGACGTCCAAGCGTATTCAGATAAACAATGTGCAACTGGCCGCACCCCGGGCAATCAAACAGAGCATCGCCGCCGTCGGTCAGTTGAATCTTCATCGCCCATCTCAAAAGATGTAATCTTCCGGCTTGCAGCACGACTTCCCGTCCACTAACTCTCTTGCACACCACCAGCATCGAGTCGCCCGGAGACGTCGATCAACCAGTCGGCCCATCGGGTGAGTGCGTTTGCGCATGCAAGGTGGTAGGCAATGGAGCCGCAGATACCAAAGGTGAGCGCTTCCAGGAGGTCGCTCACGATAGCGCCAGCCTTCGCAGCCATTCGGCTTCACTCGGCCTCTGGCGCGCACACGAAACCCGGCGCGTCTTGGCTCTCGGCCACTTGCTAGGCGGCGTTACATCGCCACGCGGGAAAGCTGCCAGGGCATCGACAAGGCGCATATAGGTGTTTTGCGTGCTTTTTCGCATCAGCGTTTCTGTGTTAAAGCACTCTCAGGTCGTAACGACTGGACGGGCTGGCGCTTCACAGCGAGCAGCACACACAAGGAGGAGGGCCAATCGTTACGCCTGAGAACGCTTCACTTGATAAATAAGGATTCCGCTGCCTTGCGGGCTTCGCTCCATCCCTTATCGGCAGCTTCGTCAGCCAGAAATTCCTCAAGCGTCTTCGTCATCCGGCGCGGCTGCTCTGGAATGGGGGAGTTGCCCCAGCTCGAACGCTCTTTTTTTGAGACTATCTGGCGCGATCCCTCGGCACGACTCCTCTCGAGATTCGCTAGCGGGTCGCCGCCGAACGAACCTTGGAATGTGATCGAGCGGGCCATGGCGAACCTGGAAATGCAAAAAGCCACCGGGTTAGGGTGGCTTATCTGGAAATTTTGAAGACGACTATCCCCTGATGGGATTTCGCCTTGTATATCAACCGGGCGGCTTGTTCCAGCATGTACGCGGCAACTACCGCGCATTGATGTCCGGGGCCTGCGATCGGTTATGTAATTGTGGCAAAACGGACTATACCGAATATTTTTCGGGTTTACAACTAATTTCTCGCGGCGTGTAGCCATTATTCTCAACCATGTCGGGCCAGTGCCTATTCGACTTCGAGCAGTTTTCGTCTCCGGGGATCACTCGTAGGTTCGCCTCGCAGTGGAATCCATACACTAGGCGCTCCCCCTTGAACGGGCCGATCTTTGCCCGCGGACCAAGTAAAGGGACCATGTGATCGACATGATGGGGCTTACCGGTCAACCGCGTTAGCCGCTCCGCCTCATCATAGAACTCGGCGATCTTCCGCTGGCTTGCCCATGGCGGCGTCGCTCTGATGATCGCGGCCTGACGCTCCCTGCCTTGTTCGCGCAACTTTTCTAGCATTCGCTCCAGGCTGTATTCCGCCTTCCATGCATCAACTACTTCCGCGTTCTCAGCCCACCATTTATCCGACTCGGCTATCGACTCAGCCCTGTATTGAATGCCGCGAGCGTATTCCTCGAACTCTTTGTCGCACTCGTAACAGCAATCACTCTTCTCCTTGAGATTCTTGGACCACCTTGGATTGAATTGCTCAATCGGAAGTGTATGCTGGCACATGGCGCATTTCAGCCTCTTTTCCGGCGCCATAGATCAGTCCGAGAGCAATCGATTGACTTTCCCAGCAGTGTCGGCCGTCGCTCTTGATAAGCATTCAACGATCTTCTGAAAGTTCCGCTGATGCTTGGGCCATGACTCGACAGGAATCCCGGAGGCAGAGGCGCGCTCATGGTCTTCCCATTTGCGCATCCCAGTTCCGCCGCACTTCGGACACTCAACCTCCACGCCGTTCCTCTGCGTGAAAACACCGGACCCGTTGCAATGCGGGTCGGCATCCACCGCCCATTCCTTGATCGCCACCTTGGCTAGCTTTCTGGCATATCCGGGCATTACCCGCAGACGAGTCGCCCCTTCTTTCGCCAAGAGAACCAATGCGCGCTGATATGCTCCTGTGTCGTTGCAATATTTGACGCGGAATAGCGCGCTCCCGAGTGGATCGGACATCCCCACCGCTGTGAGCGTATCAATAGCCCTCTCGAACTCGGCGTGCCACGCGAGATTCTTAGATTGCATGGCATTTACGATCTTCTCTCGAATCATCTTGAACCCCGCATCACACGATATAGTTAGAACTACCGAGCCGGCCACAACATCTAGCAATAATTATATCTTGGAAAAGTTCGCACTACAAATGAATTGAGTTGTCAATCTCCTATTTTGCGATCACTCTTCGAGACCAGTCGCGCCCATGAATGAGTAGTTGACTCCGCGCTCGTCATCCGTCGCTTTCGCTTCCCATTTCACTACTGCGGGCACTTTCTCGTACGCTGCGCCTGGCGCGACATCTCTTTTCCTCCGCAACGTAGGCGCCGAGACCCGAGGCTTA